CGGTCGCCGCGATGCCCTTCCCAATGGCCGTGATGCGGTCGCCGGCCGCCTTGATCTCGCTGCCGACTGCCTTCAGGCCCTTGCTGAGCAGGGACTTATTCAGGTAGAGCTCGACGAAGGCGCGGCCCGCGCGGATGTCAGATGATGAGGCCATGCTTTACGTCCCTCGTCTCCGTGTCTCCGTGTCTCCCCTTCTCCCCTTCTCGCGTTTCATCCGTGGCCCTGATTTCAGCTCAGTCCCGCCCGGCAGGCGGGACCTACTTGCCCCGCGTTGCGCGGTCCTGACGCGCCTGCAACACTCTCGGATCGTATTCCGCCACGCCCGGGGCCCGTCGCGGCTTGCGTACCCCGCCGGCGGCCTCTTCCTTCTCGGCCCGGGCGATCAGCACATACATATTCTTGTCGTCGGGCAGCGTGGGCTCGATCTCGTCCTCCGAAAAGGACCGGGCCAACGACTTGCCGGCGTTGTCGATCTCGGCCAAGAGCCATCCCAGCCGGTCCCACTCGTCCCGGTCGCGGGCCTCGGCCATCACGGTCAGCTCGCGGAGGGTGAATCCGCCGGGGTCGATTCCGAGGATTCCGGCGAGCCGATAGCAGCGGGCGATGCCTGGGGGCAGGCCCCATGCGTAGGCTTCTCCGGAGCCTTGGAATCCCGCGCCCGGCTCTTGCGGTTCTCCTCGACGGCCGCTTCCATGCCGGGAAACATGTCGCTCCGCTCGCTGTCTCCCGTCCGCTGGAAAAAATCCTTCCACTCCGCATAGAAGGCGTCGCGGGCCGCCGGGATGGCATCGCCGAGGGCCTCCAGGAAGCGATCCGCCGTCATGCCGCGGGCGGCGATCTGCGGCAGGCAGACGGCCGGCAGGATCGAGCACAACAAGGCCGAGCCGAATCGCAGCCTGGTGATCAGCGGCGTGTCCGTGTCGCCCGGGGCCGGCTGCTCGGGGACGCCCAGGTCGACCCGGGCCGTGTCCCAGACTCGCTTCAGACATGCGGCGTTGATCTCGATCGGCCATTCCCGGCCGGTGCTGTCCTGGAAAACGTGCATCCCTCAGACCTCGATTCGGGAAATGAAGATTGGATGTTCTTTTCCATCACGTGCTGGTGACGGGCGTGATTTGCAGGTTTGTGGCCGCGGTGGTGTTCTGGTTGCTGGCCACGATCTTGGCGACCGTGCCCGAGGTGAACGGGTTGGCTTCGCCGTTGTTGGTCGGCCAGCAATAGGGCAGCGCCGAGAGCACCAGCAACTCGGAGCTGTCGCTGGCCTGGAACTGCACCGTGGCCGGCTGATCGCAGGAAACGCCGAGGGCCTGGACGGTGCTCGTGGCGTAGCCGTCCAACAGCGTCACCTGGCTGGAGACGATCAGGACCGTGTGGTCCGCGGGCAGCGCGGTGCCGCTGCCGCCGGTGAGGGTCACGGCATTCACGGTGACCGCCGCCGAGCAGTTGAGCCGCTGGCCGCCGTTCCAGTAGACGTCGACGGTCGAGCTATCGACGATCGTATGGCCGGCATGGAGCGTGGCCACGCCCGTGGAGTTGATGAACTCGGTGGACTGGTTGCCGGGCGGCAGCGGCGTGCTCTTGTAATGGTTGCCGGCGCCATTGGGCTGCGGGGTTGGCGCGTAGGAGAACTGGTGGTCCTCACACTGAAACTGCGTGCCGATGAGGGCGACGATGTTTTGCATGATTCGTAGGCCTTAAGTCTTGGTTGTTGGTAGGTCCCGCCTGCCGGGCGGGAGTGGAATTGGCGCGCGTGCTCGCGGTCGAGAGTCCCGCCCGGCAGGCGGGACCTACGCTCAAACGTAGATCTGCCCTTCGCACGGTCGCCCGGCGAGCTTGGTCGGGATCAGTGTGATGCTCCAGCGCTGGTCCTTTCCCTTGGGCTCCTTCTTCTCGCACTTCTCCACGAGCATGTCCAAGTCCGGGCCCTTGCCGGCGGCAAAATCCTTGCCGCGGTAGGCGATGGGAATCCGGGCGGCCTTGCAGGTCTGGATCAGGGTGAGCGTGGCGTCGGTGTCGTCGTCGGAGACTTCCATTTCGACCGAGAATTCCTCCTCGCCGTACGCATAATTCTTGACGGTCTCGGTGTGGCCGGTGATCTCCACCTTGTCCACCGTGTCGGGATAAGTGACGTCGCCGACGATGCCCAGCATCTGCGTGGCGGCCGTGCTGCCGGCCGTGCCCACGTAGGACAGGCCCTGGAATGCCATGCGTTTGGCCATGGTGCGAACTCCTTAATTTGTGACGACGCCGGTGAAGCCGGCGGGAATCAGGTCAAGATTTGCGGTCAGGGCCGGCCCCATGAAGGGCCGCTCGGGATAGTGCTGTTTCTTGTACGCGCCGCCAAACTCTTCCGGCTCGGCCGAGGTCCCCACGATCGATGCTTCCGGGCCGATCACGGCCACGCCGGCGGCCCGGTCCACGTCGTAAAGCGTGGCCCGCTGAAGCTGCCCGCGGCGGCTGTGCGGCGGCTTGCCGGGCTGTGACGGCCCGGGGGCGACTTCGATCGACGCGATGGCCGTCTTGCGGATGGCAAACGCCGCCTGGCTGAGCGCCTTGGGCGTGGCCTTCTCCACGCCGGCCAGCACCCGGGCAGTCTCGTCGATCGACTTGAAGGCGGCTTCGAGCATGGTGGTGAGTGGTGAGTTAGCCGAAAATGGTGTAGGTGAAGGAGAGTATGGCGTTGAACTGGCGATGTTCACGCCACAAATCCGCGTCGAAGATCCTCAGCCACTTCACGGAATCGAAGTGGGCGGCCTGGTAAGTCGGCAGGCTGAGGCCGGCGTTGGCGGCCGTGGGAGCGAGGAAGCGGAGGATCTCGCCGGTGATCCAGACCAACGTGTGCTGCCAGTCCAGCGAGGCCTCGGGCGGGTGCATCCGCACGATTACGTTGACCACGGCCTCCGTCTTCAGCGAGTCGCGGTCGCAGAGCTCGGATTTGCTCGTATTGCTCAGCAGCACTCCGACGTGCAGGACGTTGTCGGTCAGCTCCACGTCCAGCTCGACGTCGGTGATCTCGCTCACCTCGTAGGGCATCTGCCAGAGCCCCGCGCACCGGTCGGCCGTCGCGCCGGCCTGGATCTGGGCCACCACGGCCCCGGCCGTGTCGATCAGCATTTGTCCGACGTTGAAGTTGCTCATCGTTGCAAAGGAACACTAATCCGCCCTAATCTGCGCTAATTTATTAGGTTCAATAAGCGTGGATTAGTGTTCCTTGACCTCGCTTCTTTTCACTGGACGGCGTTGGACCGTAGCAGTTGCGTGTAGACGTCGATCTGGAATCCTTCCGCGTCGATCGGTTCGTATTCCCTGGCCTTCGGCAGCGGGACGACCTCGTAAACGTTGAACCGCCCATTGGCCAGCGGCTCCAGGACCTGCTGGCCGCGGCGGGGCGGGCCGGCGTTTCCGCCGGGCGCCCAGGTGGCCGCGGCCGTGATGAAGCGGTGCCCGTGCCAGGAGTTGACGATCCCGGCGTCGGGTTCCGCTTCGATCTGGTGCGCTCCGAGGGTGGCCTGAATCTGGCAGGTCAACACGCCGTCGCGGACTAAAAAAGTCTTGCCGAACTGCTCTTCAAACCCTCCGGCCTGGCTCTGCCAGAGGGCGTCGAACGCGGAAACGCTGGACATCGTGGGCTCAGTTCGTTCCGGTGATCAGCGTGCCCGCCTCGCTGTACATCAAAACGATGTCCCAGTCGGTGCGAGCCCGGATCACCGAGCCCCGCCGCGACTCCTCGCGGTACTCCTCGATCAGGCAGGCGATCTCTTCCTCGGTGCCGGTCGCGCCCGGGCCGTCGCCGCCCCAGATGAAAGTCCGGCCGATGCACACCTCGCGCGGGTCGTCGGTCGTGGCGACGCGGGCCACGCAGACGTAGGAATCGCCCCAAAGAAAGGCGGCGGAGAACGTCTGCGCCTCGTTGTTGGTGGCATAGATGCCGCCGGCGACGAGGACCTGCTCCACTTGCCAGATCTCCGCCATCGCGTTCAGGGTGACCTGCTTGGGATCGTCGATCCCGCTGTACTTGAGCCTCTGGATCACTTCGGCCGAGTTGGCCGCGTTCCAAAAATTGTTGCGGCTCAAGATCACGGCGTTGGGCTCGATGCCTCCCTTGAGGATCGTATTGCGCCGGGCCCCTTCCACGTCCTCGATCGGCGAGCAGTTGGCCAACATGCTCCACTCGGCATTGGCGGCGCTGAGGCCGTTCATCGTGCCGGCGGCGTACTGCTGCGCCGCGGGGAAGGTCGTCGTGTTGAAGACCAGGCCCGAGACGGTGGTCTCGTAGTCCCGCATCACGCCGTCCTCGGCGCGGGAGGCGTGGATCGCCTCGGCGTCGAAGATGTCGCTGTAGATCTTCACGTTGCGGTCGTCCAGCGGCTCTTCCACGCCCTTCTCGTTGGTCGAGTAGGAGAACTTGTCGAAGGTGAAGTCGCTGCGGTGATAGCCGCCGTTGGCGGCCCGGTTCACGTCCCGCTTTTGCAGGAGCTGACCGATGGGGATTTTCCCCACGTCGGCGGCTTGGATGCCCACGACGCGCGGGCGGACGACCCGCGGGGCGATGAAACCCTTGCGGCTCATCGCCACGTCGAACTCGTAGAAGGTGCTCGACAGGTCGAGGCGGGTGATGGTCTGTGACGGCATGACCATGATTCTGGTCTCCTAGTCTTTTCGTGGGATGGTTCGTGTCGGTCGGGCCGCTTGCTCAGGCCGCCAGGATCGCGCCGCAGTCCTCGACGTACCAGGTGTCGGCCGCGGTGCAATAGCAGCGGACGACGTGGCTGGCGGCGATCGTCACGGGGGCATCGGCGGCCAGGCCGCTCAGCGTGCCTCCCGAGTGCGGATAGAGCTTGCAGGCGGTGGCCGTGCTGTTGATCAGGGTGATCACCTGCCCGGCGATGCCGGCAAGCAGCTTCACGCCCTTGGCGGCGCTGTCGCTGCTGACGGTCGCCACGTCCTGCGCGCCGATCGCGGCGGCGTCCGTCTTGGTGCTTCCCGCAGCGGCCACCGGCGTGTTGTTGACGGCGACGTTGGGCAGCGTGAGGCTCTTGTTGGTCAGCGTCTGGGCGCTGGCGAGGTTGACCAGCGTGTCGTCGGCGTCGGGAACCAGCACCGTGCGGCCGGCGGTCAGCGTGGCGGCCGGCTTGATGGTCAGCGTGAATTGGCCCGTGCCTCCGGTCTGGCTGGCCAGTGCGATGATCGGGTAGGTGCCGTCGCTATCGACAGTGAACGTGCTGGCCGTGGTGCCCGTGTCGGCATTCTCCGTGGACTGGTAGCGCACGACCTCGATGTAGTCGCCGCTGGCCGTGGCGGCGCTGATCGCCTTGCCGAGGCGGATCGTGCCACTGGCCGATACCATGCCGTTGGCGTCCGCGTAGACGTCCGCCAGGGCGGCGATCACGCCCGACGCGACCATCTTGATGGTGCCCGGGCTGGTGGGCAGGACCACCGGGCAATTCTTGGCGGAGCCAAGGCCGGTGATCACGAAGGCCGATTGCGTGGTGCCGAGTTCCTCATCGCCGGCGCCGGCCAGGGCCAGTCCATAGGTGGGATCGGGCTTGACGCGGAGATAGGCGCCGAGGACCTGGGTACAGGGGAAATCCCGGACTCCGGTGATGGTGACTTGCATGTTCGTTCTCGCTTTGAGCTGGTGGTGAGTGGTGAGTGGCGAGTGGCGAGTGGAAGGGAGCCGGCGGACGGCCTTCTCGCCGCTCGCCACTCGCCACTCGTCACTGGATTGTCAGCGGGTGCGCTCGGCCAGCAATTCCAGCGCCTTGGGCTTGTTGGCGTTGGTGGCCTCCAAGTAGGCCTGGTGCAGGGCCGGCTGGGTGCGGACCACGATCCGCGTCGAGGCGCGGCGGTCCTTGCCCGTCTGCATCTGATCGCGGACCGCCTGGTTGAAGGCGTCGACCGGCTCCTCGATGGGCGGCGTCCTTTTCCGGTTGGGGACCCGCTCGCCGGCGGCCACGCCGGGGGCCAGGTGGTTCTTGCTCTTGCCCTTGCCCTTCTTGCCGCCCTTCTTGGGCGTCTCTTCCTCCTTTTCCTCCTCCTCCTCCTCCTCCTCCTCTTCCTCGTCGTTTTCCTCCTCCTTGCACTTCTCCTTGGCGGCCTTCAGCTCGACCTGTGTGGCGGCCAGCAGCTCGGCCTGGGCCTTCATCCAGGCGGTCTGGGCGGCGGCCACCGTATCGCCGCGCTCGATCGAGGCCAGGAGGAAATCGGCCGTCGCGCCCGGGCAAGCGGCCTTGAGTTCGGAGATGGTTGCGGGCTTGGGAGTGTCGGCCATCGCTGGCTCCTTTGGGACGTGATTGGTCATTGCCCGGAACTTGTCAGGGCAGTTCGTGAAGCGAGTCGGATCAAACATCGCTGCAACCGCAAGGTTGCCGCTTGTCCGGTCAGCAAATCCCTGGTCCACGGCCTCTTGTCCGGCGAGCCAGGTTTCGGCGTCCATGAGCTTGGAGACGGCCGCGGCGTCCTTTTTGCTTCGCTGGGCATAGATGTTCACCAGTTGCGTTTTCACCTTGTCCAGCAGCTCGGCCATGTGCCGGATCTCGTCGGCGTCCCCCATCGCCAGGTTCATGGGGTTGTGGATCATGAGGAACGCGTTGTCGGCGATCTCGATCTCGTCGCCGGCCATGGCGATCACCGAGGCCATTGACAGCGCCATGCCGTCGACGTGGACCACGACCTTCGCCGGATGATCCTTGAGAGTGTTGTAGATCGCCAGGCCGTCGAAAACCTCGCCGCCCGGACTGTTGAGGTGCAGGTGGATTTCCTGCACGTCGCCCTGCGCCTTGAGGTCGTTGCGGAACTTTCGGGCCGAAACGCCCAAAGCGCCGACCTGGTCGTAGAGCATCACCTCGCACTGGCGGTTGCCTTTGGCGACGATCGAATAGCCGGGCTTGCGGTCAGGCATGTTGATTCTCGCTCTGGCGGGCAGGCGCGGCGGCCGGCGGCCGGCGGCCGGACGGCTCTTTGCCCGGGCTGGGCGGTTCGTCGGACTCGGACTGGTTGCGGGCCTCGACGACCGAGGAGAGGGAGACGTTCACGCGGTCGGGCGTGGGCAGGCTCAGCACCTCGCGCCAATCGAGCGACTCCTCGGGGAAATTCCTGCGGATTTTTTGGGCCCGCTTCATGGCCTTCTCGATCGCCTCGCCGTTGTCGTCCATCGTCTCTTCGCAGATGTCGAGCCAGTCGTAGCCCGACTCGGCGGCGCCCTGCCGCGGACTCTGTTGCAAATTCCTCGTCTTGAGGATGCCGGCGGCAGCGTCCTCGACCGGCTGAATATAAGCCCACCGCGGCGGTCGCCATTTGCAGGCAAAAAAGCTCTGGCCCAGGATGTCCCACTGTTTGGCCAGCGAGCGGCCTTCGCCGTCCTTCCGCGTGGCCCAGTAGCGGAGCCGGAAGGCGCGGCAGGGCCGATGGAACCGCCGGACCATCTTCCGCTGCAATCGCCGCATGCCGATCTTGGCCTGGTCCCAGACGGCGCGGAGCGAGCTGAAGTTGCCGGCCAGCCGCGGGTCCAGGAGCAGGACGGCGATCGGAAGTCCCAGGTTGCAGGAGATGAACGTCAACAGCAGGATCGAATGGGGGAAGTGCTCGGGGTTCGGCACGTTGGGCGAAAAGCCTTGCAGCTTCTCTCCCGGCCGGCCCTGGATCTCCATGCCCGGCGCGATGCCTTCGATGGTTCGGCTGGTGCCGTCCATCTGCTGCTCTTGCCAGTTGCTTCCACGGGCCTGGCCCGTCATGCCCGGGGCGGCGGGGGCGATCTCGCGGAAGATCGCATAGCAGGAGGCGACCTGGGCTTTGACCAGGGCGGAGAATTGCAGGTCGTCGTGCATTCCGGCGATATCGCAGATCGGGGCCAGGGCGCTCACGCCGCGGGTCTGGCTGGACCGCTTGCGGAAGTACGCATGAAAAACCTGCCGAAAGCCTTCTGCGTCGCGGGCCATGACGCCTTCCATGTCGCCCACGCGGGCGATGGCGGCCATGGGGTTCACGTCCTCGTCGCAGAACCAGTAGCGGATCCGCCGGCGGGTCTCGGCGTCGATTTCTACGCCGTGGATGATATTGCGCCTGGTTCGCTGGGGCGTGCGGAGCAGGTGAGCCTCTTTCAATTCGATCTGGCCGCCCGGCCGCGGGACGGCGCAGATATCGCCGTCGACGAAGATCGCGTGCAGGGCGTCGGACTCCAGGCCGTGAAAGTCCTCTTCACCCTGCAGGTCCCATAGCTCCTCGTCTTCGGCCTCTTCCGCCCAGCGGTCGTTGAGGAGCCTGTTCAAACCCTTGTCGGGCGTGCAGGCGTCGGGCGTGATGCCGTCCTGGAGAATGTTGTCGCATGCCCGCTGTACGGCCTGCCCCACGACGATGTCGTTGCGGTCGAAATCGCGGTTCAGCTCCATCATGCGGAACCAGTCGATCTCCATGCGGTAATGATAGTCGGCGTGGCGAGGGATGACGTTCACGCCCGGCCGCCCGCGGCGGAACCGCGAGGGCTTGGCCGCGTTGTAGTCGGCCCGGAGCTTTTCCAGCCCCTCCTGGATGAACGACTTCAGTTCCCACGCCATCTTTTTGGATCCCGGTCAGCCCGTGCCGTAGTATTCGGAGCCGTAGCCCATGCCGCCGTCCGGGCCGCCGAAGTCCCGCGTCTCGATGAAGCTGGGATGGGTGATGCCGCCGCCGCGGGCCTGCGTGGCCGCCGGAGCGTAGGCCAGCCATTGGCGGGCCTCGTTCAAGGCCGCGCGGACCGCCTCCATGTCCCACTCCATCGATTGCCGGCTGCCGCCGTCCGTTCCGCGGTCGGCCCTGGCGGGCCGGCGGAGGAGGATGCAGCGGCAAGCCTGCATGAAGAACTGGGCCTGGGGGATCGAGCGGTTGGCCTCGTAGTTGGAGTTGTCGAGGTAGGCGGCCTCGATGTCGGCCGGCGTGCTGGCGCTGGTCAGCGGAAGAGATGTTGCCATGACAAAGCCTACCGCCTACCCGGAAGCGAACGCCGAACAAAATCCGTATACGGCGCGGAATCGTAACCCGAAGCGTAAGCGGGGACGGCTCAGCGACGTTTCCTTCCCTCGCTTACGCTTCGGGTTTCCATGTCAGCGCCTCAGAGGACAAGCGCGCGGGCGATTTCGTCCAGCAGCCAGCGGACGACCTGGATCTCGCTGTTGATCGGTTTGCCGTCGCTCGTGCTTGCGCCGGCCTGGGCCAGGCCGACGCGGAGACGGGCCATCGTCTGCCGCCGCTCGATCGTCCAGAGCTGCCCGTCGATATGGTAGGCAGGCGTCCCCTTGGGAGAAACCGCGGCAAGGGGCAGGGTCAGGCAGACGCGGAGGATGCCCGACAAAACGTCGCCAATTGGCGACGCGATCGCGGCGGCCGGCGGCGCGCCGGATTCCACCTGGCCGGTCGCGGCCAGGGCCGGAGCTGCCTCGGGGAGGCCTTCGGCGGGGATGGTTGGCGTGGTCGTCTCCAGCAGGTGTCGCATCGTCTTAGCCACGGATGGCTCCTTGGATCTCAGGGGTTCGAGCGGGTGATCGGTTGGCGGGCTGCCGGCGTCGCGGAGTCCCGGCAGAAGGCCACGCCGGCAATGGCCATGGCACGCTGCTGCTGCTCCAGGATGGCCATCTGCAGGCCGGACTCGTAGGTCTGGACCTCTTGCCGGTGCCGCGCGAGGCAGCAATGCTTGTACTTCAGTCCGCTGCCACAGGGGCAGGCCGCGTTGCGGGAGAACTTCTTGCCGGTGTAGAACGGCAAGGGAATGCGGTTCATGCGTTGTTCAACCTTCTGCGGGCGATGCGGAGGTATTCGGCGCTCTGCTCGATGCCGGCAACGCGGTCCCAGCCGGCGGCCAGCGCGCCGAGCATCTCGCTGCCCGAGCCGGAGAAGGGCACGATCAGCCGCCGCAGGCCTACGCCGGCCGGAGGCAGCAAGAGTGTGGCCAGGTAACGGCAGAGCTCCAGCGGCTTGACGCAGGGATGCGTGTTGCCCTCGCCGCGTTCCGACCTGCTGGTCTTGGCACAGTAGAAGAAACGGGCGGCGGAGCCGGAGTCGCCATAACCGAAAACGTCTCGCATTCCCCCGGGCCAGCCACCGGGCTGATCGACTGCGGAAACGCCCGCTTTATTGGATTTAGTGGTCGGGAAAAATCTCATCGGGCAATCGGGATGACAATCGTAGGCGTCCACGGTTTCGAGGCCGTCGGCGTCGATGTAACCAGCAGCCGGTCGGGGTCGCTTGTCTACTCCAAAAACTCGATTCACTTTGCCGTGTTCATTGCCACCGAAGTAGGCGCCCTTCACCCTCTTCGTGCCGACTTTGCGGCAGAGCGGGTGGTGCTGAAGAATCAAGTTGGCGGGGAAGCGGCCGAGGGATTCACCCGGGCGATCGGCCACGTACTGCGACAGATCCTTCTTGTAGGCGGCCTCTCCGCATTTCACACGATATACGGAGTGGAGGTCGGACCCACACTTTCCTGATCGACGCGCCGACTCCCGACGTCCAATGGATGGATTGTTTCCGGTCACCCGGCACCCGTCGATGTTGAGCGCGCCGGCCGCGTGCTCCTGCACGTTGTCCGCCACGGTTCCATCCAGCGGCTTGCGGGCGATGATGATCGGCTCCCAAGCGGGTTTTAACGCCGTCCCCCAGCCAGAAAACGCAGCAGCAGCGCAAATCGCGTGCCCTTTGCCGGTCCTTTTGTAATTCGGACCAGACATGCTGCCATTGCCGATCACCACGTCTCCGCGTCTGCCTCGCCAGTGACCCGCCTGCTTGTCGATCGCCTTGCTCACATCCAGCGACTTCGGGAAGCCCTGGCCGTAGACCCACATAATGCAATCGCGGATCTCGAAGCCGGCGTCTTCGATTGCACAGGCCAGGCGGTGGAAGGTCCGCGTGCCGCCGAAGGCCAACAGGTATCCGCCCGGCTTGACGACTCGCGCCAGGACCTCCCACGTCGCCGGATCGAAGGCCACGCCGCTATGGTCCCACGCCCTGCCCATGAACCTCAGTTCATAAGGCGGATCGCAAAGGCAGGCATGGAAGCTGTGGGTCGGCAGGCTGGCAAGAACCTCCCGCACGTCGCCGCGGTACAGCGCGGCCCGCTTGCGTCCGGTCGATTGCCAGAAGGCCGTAGGCATCCGTTTCACGGTTTTCGCGCCTTAGAGAAGCGCGCAAATCGCGCCATCAGGGACTCTTCTTTGAGCGACTGAGAGAGGCCCTGGAGATAAAACACGCCGGCAAAGGCTAGTAGCCACTACCAGTAGCCACCACCAGGAGGCGGCGAGAATACCGGCCCACTTGAAAGCGACGAAAAGCAGCACGAACCAATGGACGAATGTCATCTCTGGCATCTCCTCTTCTCCCCCTCTCCTCTTCTCCCCGTCTCCCGTCTCCCCGTCTCCCCTTCCCTCCCGTCCCGCCCGGCAGGCGGGACCTACTGGCGGGACCTACTCCCGCTCCATCACGTAATACGGGCTTCCGTCCGGCATCGTGACGCCCGTTTTCCGCACGACTTCCTCGGTCACCGGCGCTACCGGCATCCCGTACAACCGCACGCCGCACATCGGCGCGGCGACCGTGGCACGGTAGCTCGCGTCCAGCCAGTGGTTGTTGTGGCTCTTTTCCTTCCAATACCGCCGCATCACGCCTCGGACCGGCTCCTCGACCTCGGCCTCGGCACAGATATGGTGCGCATAGGCGTGGTGGTCCTTTTCGTCGCCGCTCATCTCGCTGCGCTTGGGGCCGCGGCCCGGCTCGCCATAGACCAACAGCGCGCCCGCGCGCTTGGGATCGCTCCGCCAGCGGTCGTGTTCCCACGACTTGTAATGGTCGGCGTTAACGTGGATCAGCCAGCCGCCGCCGCCCGGACGCGGGGCCGAAAACATCTGCCAGCCCATGATCTTCTTGGGATTGGACTCCACCGGCTCGCGGAAATTGGGGCTGATGCAGCCGGAGGAGCGGCCGTAGCCGATGGCCGGATACCAGCCCCTGCCGGCCTCGTCACAGAAACGGTAGACGGCCTCTTTCCGCCACTTGCTGTCGATCAGGGCCAGGTTGATCGGCACCACGGTTCCGTCCGGCGTGCGACAGGGTTTTTCCAGGGCCGCGTCCTGCAAGTCGTGCAGGGCAGCCAGCAGCGCTTCGTCCAGGCCGACTTCGCTGTCGCGCGTGATGCCCTTGACTTCGGTAACGCCATAGCCGATCGTGAATCCCGTGGCCCAGCCTTCCGCCTCCGGCCGCCAGGCGCGGATCACCCAGTGAATGGCGATCTTCTTGACATCGGCACCGAGCGTCAGAATCGTGCAGCCAGGCGGGACGCAAAGCCGCGGCCAGCCGGAAACCTGGCATTGCACGCGGGAGGGAGAAAGCGTCAGCTCGGATACGGCCGCTTCTTGGGGCGGATCGTTCTGATACTCGGTCAGCACGGCGTCCAGGCCCAGGCGGGCGACTTCGTTGTAGAAAAATTGGAGCGTCGAGACTTCAACCTGCGAGCCGTCGGGGAGCGTGTCGGCCACGAAGCGGTAGGGATTGGAGATCTCCGCGCCGGCGTCCATCGCCTTGCGTTGTGTCAGGTACATGGCGTGCGCTTTTCGCCCGAAGCGATCGCCTTCCTGCTGATCGGTGATCCGCTGGGCGATGTAATCGTCCCAGAGGTCCGCCCGGTCCGGCGGCTTGGCGAGCAGCTTGTAGCGCTTGCCGTTCCAGGAGGGCTTTTTCTGCGGATCGGTGAAGATAAAGGCCACCGCGGTCCGCGAGGGGACCGTGCAGAGCATCACGCGGGCCAAGCGCTTGCCCTGGCCGGCCAGGCCGGCGATGCCGCGATCGATTTTCCGCTCCAGCTTGGCGGCCTGCTCGGGATTGTCGGCGGTGTCTTCCGTGTCGGCGTCGTCGATCAGGGCCAGGTCCGGACGCCGTCCCTTGACGTTGGCGCCGCGGATCGCGGCGTCCAGCCCGTAGCAGCCGAACATCGCGCCGGCACAGGGGGACCCCGGCACGTCCGGCAGCCGGATCCGCTTGCCGGCCCAGATCATTCGCGTCCGCCAGCGGACATACTCCTCGCCCTCCTCGGTCGGATGGCCGGCGCGGCACGTGCCCGAGACCGTCTGCCCCCGGCAGCGGTTGTTGATGCCTTCCAGCTCGCGGATCGGGACGCAGATCTCGGGGTAATCCGCGGCGAGGCGATCGGACTCCTCGAACGCGCTCTTCAGGTTGCCCAACAGCTCGTCCTCGGCCTTCGTGGCGTTCGCCGCGAACATGGTGGGGAAGCTCAGCAGTCCCACCATCACGGCTTTGAGGACCACGTGTACGGCAATCGTCGTCTTGCCGCAGCCGCGCGGCCCGGCGATCGCCTGGTCGGTTCCAAACTGCGCGCACGTTTCGATGGCTTCCACCATTTCCAACTCGTCGTCAGTGAACGGGTGCCAAAAGATGGGAGACGGAAAATACCATCGGCACCACTCCGGCGTATCCTTTTCGAGCTGCAAGCGGCGGCCCCAATCCTCGCAGGCAGGGATGATGATGTCCCTGCCCTTCGCGTGGGCCTCGTTTTTCGCCGCCGCTTGCGAGGCCCGGAAGCTCTCGATGTCGATCCGCAGGCCTTGGGATTTTCGCGGCGGCTTGGCCGCGGGAGTCGGCTTGGCCTTGGTCGTTTTCCTCGGTTTTGCTCTGCTCTTGGCCTTCGGTAGCCGCTTCGGCTTGGCCTTGGTCGTTTTCCTCGGTTTTGCTCTGCTCTTGGCCTTCGGTTTGTCACCGGCCGGCCGTCTCGCCGCGCTTTTCTTTGGCCGTCGCTTGCCCGAGGCCCGGAAGCTCTCGATGTCGATCCGCAGGCCTTGGGATTTTCGCGGCGGCTTGGCCGCGGGAGTCGGCAGCCGCTTCGGTTTGTCACCGGCCGGCCGTCTCGCCGTGACCTTCTTTAACCGTCGCTTGCCCGTCGCCATTCATCTGCCACCTATCCGCCGATTTTCAAGGCTTTTCGAGAAAGAAAGAAACTCTCACGAAAGGGACACCCGGCCGGGAACAGGGTTGGTCGGCAGGGGTCGCCAAAGAACCTAATGACCGGGGGCTGGGTCGTGACGGTGCCGCCCACCCCAGCGGGTGGTGTATCTTTCCGCTGCATTTCGATGGGCGCCTCTCGGGGGTCTGTATCATTGTGACATACACGTGTCACGCAACATACACGCTCGCGTTGCCGCGGGGCGGTGACCAGGTGTTCTTGCTCGCGGTCCACGTCGCCGTGATCGTATACGTGTGATTGTGAAAGCCTGCACCGCCCACGCCGGCTTGCAGCGCAATCGTGAAAGTGTGAGGCAGGGCGAACTGGACCGACTGATCGTCGGTCCCCGCGCCCACGACGTCGCCGGCGATGGGTGTGCCGTCGGGCGCGCCGGTGGACGCGATCTCAAGTTGCAGGGTGACTGTCGCGCCGGTGAGATTGGGCCACTGCGAGGCGTCGATATCGAGCAGGTTCCCCAGATCGGCGTTGTAGTCATTACCTGCGACGAGCGAAATGTCGCCGTTGGATAGAACGGGATTGAGCACCATGCTGGCTCCGCTGTTGGTCGTGGACTCATAGGCCGCAACGATCGCCGTCACTTGTGCCGGGCTGAGGCCGCCTGTGTTGTAGCCGCTGTACGTGCCGTTCGGGCCGCCGGCGTAGACCGGAATGCCGAGGAGCACGCTGGACGGCGAGACGACATTGGCGATCGGCACGTAGGTGCTCAGGTCCAGCGTGCCGGTGACGCCGAGGATCGTCGTGGCCGTGGTCATTCCGGCCTGGCCCGCGGTCACCGCCGCCTCGTCGGTGGCGAGTTGTGCCGCCTGTGAAGTTGCCGTCGTGGGATAGCTGCCGGCCGATCCGCCCGTGTAATTGTCGTGGCCCGTCACCACGTAGCTGGCGGAAACCACGCTCGATTTGAGCGTGTAGGTCGTCAGGTCCAGCGTGCCGGTGACGCCGAGGATCG